CAATTTCCGACGGGTCCAATAAAGGATTATCGTAAGATGTAAAATGCCAAGCTTTGTACGTAGGGTCATCATCTAGCTCCGCATATTTGTAAAGTTCGTAAAAATGGTTCCGTCCCATTGGTGTCCCAATGAACATTGCACATCCTTTCTGATCCGCCAAGGCAGGTCTTAAGATTTGCTCAAACACCTCTGGTTTCATGTCAGCGTATTCGTCCATGACTAGAAACTTGAGGCTGACACCTCGCATGGTCTCTGGTCTGTCGGCACCTTTGAGGCTGATGGTAGCACCGTTGACAAGCTTAATTTGCAAATTATTAATGTGACTACCACTAATAACAGGATTTCCCAGTTCAAGTAAGGTTTGCCACATAATGTCTCTGGCTTGTCCCTGAGTAGGTGCGACGTAAAATACATGGCCTCTATCCGCCTGAAGTGCGTTAACAATTAACATCCACGCTGCTAGCCTAGACTTTCCTGTACGTCGCCCAGCAGCTACTATTTTAAATCTTGTATCGTCTGCCCAGACATCTTGCTGCCAAGGCAGTAGTTCTATATTAAGATCCATTAAAGTTATTAAACACCGCAGGTGCTTCTAACAAATCAAACGTAACAACTACTTCTACGTTGCCTGCACTACCACTAGATGCCTTAATAATATCTCCGGGCTGTAGAACAAACACTGCACTACCGTCAATCAATAGATTTTCCTTTGAGGATATGTTAGTACCGTTGTAGATATACACATCTGGAGTAGGACTAGGCTTGTCTACAAACAATGTAATGCTATTCGTAGCATTGTGAAGGTTAGCTACAAAAGCCATGTTCCAGTGTGCTACGTAACCGTTAGGAATAGTAACAATTGTCTGCGTACTTGTGTCTGTTAAGTTCTTGTTCTTTGTATATAACATTAGTAAGTCCACATAACAGGTGTTGTACCACGCGTATCAACGTGTACAAAGTCAGAAGCAATACCTATCCCAGTAAAACCTAAACGAATAGCCTCCGTTACAATCTTAAGGCGAAACACGGCGTTTGTTATTTTTATATCCGCCGCGATTCCCTGAGCATGGGTGCCGGGTACGTCTTTCTTAGCCTCAATCGGATGCTCAGTCGGGTGTCGATACCCGCTAGTAATCGTGAAAGGAAACCCACACGCTGCTCTTAACTCGTCCATCTTCTCTAAAAAGTCTCGCTCCATGTTATTGGTGCCAGTGACTTGACAGTTAAACTCTGAAGGATCAAAATGCTTAAGATTCATCAATTACTTCGCCTTCTATAGTTGTAGGTTGTTCAACATCTACTGTACCAACACCACTAATATTAATCTGAATGGCGTTACGACCACCATCCTTAACAATATCCTTCTCAAACGCTGCAACGGGAAGTATTCTGTCCATTACAAGCTTCCACGCCGCTGCTTGATTCTTATGATCGTGGTCAAGAGCCGCATCAAAGATAGTGTCTAACACCTTTCTTGACTTTGGAGACGCTAACATACGTGCTTTGTATTCGTTAATGACGGCAGCGTCACCCTTTGGGCGACCAACAGCGTTGCGATTACCTTTTTTTACTGTTGTAACGTCACTTTTACGTGGTCTTCCACGTTTCCGTTTAGGAGTAACAGCATTATCAGTCATACAAACCCTCTTATAAGACTCTTATAAGATTCTTGTATGCCTTATAAGTTATACATTTAATAATTATCTTATAATAATTTATCTTACTCAGCGCGGTAAAGAATCTTTAAAGACATAATATACTATTTATTGTACCATAAAAAGAATAATACCACAATACATTTATAATTAAATGTTTAAAATAATTTAAAGTAAGACTACATTGTCCTTTAAACTGTACCAGCACGGTCCAGATTCTGAACTGCTTATGTTATTGATTTATATATTGTTTCTTGTTAGATAACTAGGGGTTATTTTAAGGTTCAATTTTGCTCTTTTTTGTATCTGAGTGGGACATGCACGTTGATGCGCCGTCATCTCCCCTCCCCGGCCCAGATCTTTGCAGACAAACATAAAGATATCTTTATATGTTTATATGTTGATGCCTAGATAGGTCTGCAAAGGGTAGGTGTGAGAGTCTAGGTAGGACCTTATAGGCACTACTTAGACAGCGCTGTACTTATGCATAACACACCCCAATCAGTGCTGCATTCATATCGTGAATGTTTTTACGTTTCAGTATTTCCAAAAAGGTATTGTGTTTGAGAATGTCAAGGATTAATCTTTACACATCAACAAACACAACGGAGACATTTATCATGACCTATCAAGAAGCACAAACAGAAGCGCAAGAGATTGCAGAAGCAGTAATCAGCGAAGTAGATACATACGGCGGAGATGCTGAAGAGCTGATTCATCAAGCTTGTGACGGTAACATGCACGTAATCTATTACTCTCGCGCATGGGACTTAGTATCAAGCATTCGCCTTTATGATCACAATTTATTCATTGATGCGGAGATGAGCGTTTCAGGCATGTTAGACGGTAGCGAAACACTCGACCAGCAAATGACTGTCATGGCCTATGAAATCCTTCGTATGATGGTCACTCACGAATACGAGCAATTCACTTTGGAGGTGGCGTAATGAACGACAAGGTACAAAACTTAATCAATGGTTGCGTGTCTATATGTACAAGGTTTGGATGCTCAATAGAGTCCGCACTGGATGACCTGTCATGGCCTACAAACGGGCTAGGACTTACCGAAGAAGAAGAATTTTTAGTACGTCAACAGGTCAAAATAGAACTAAGAATGTTGAGGAGGAAGTAGAATGAACCCAACACTACTTGACATTGCAATTTTGTTTAGCTTCGTGCCGGTATGGGCTGGTCTTTGCTGGGCTTATGAGAGCTGGACAGACCCACGAAACAGACGACGACGCAAGCGCAACGCACGTTATAAAAAACGCATGAAAGAACTAAACAGGCAGGGGAGGTTGATGCGATGAAGATTACAACGGCTAAACGTTACTACAAATACGTGACAGACTTTGGCAACAACGGACTTGTTATTGAGACACGTAACCACTTGATCGACCTGTACTTCACTGGTACCTTTAGGTTATCCACGGCATACGTACCAGCGGACGAATACAGCGGGTATTCATACATTGCATGGATAGGATGGCTACACATTGAAGTGACAGGACAGGCAACACTTGAGGCATAAATGAAAGACGAACGGAAGTACCACGGCAATGCTGCGGAGTATCACATGACGCAAGAGGAAGTGGCGAAGGCGCTTGGCTTGCACCGCATAACCGTGCAGAAGATTGAACGGGACGCATTGAAGAAACTTAAAGCAATGGGAAAGCTTCAACGATTTGTTGATGCTAAGGAGTGAGACATGAGACAACCAGAGAACGATCACACAAAGATGTTTGGTAACGATGGACCTGTGGGCAACGACGCGGAGATAATCGTGTACTACGAACAACACGGACCGGCGGAGCCAGTGTTACGCATACCGTTCTGGTACTACAAAGAGGAGCTAGGAATGTTTGAACACTTCGAGGCGGCGGTACATAGAACAGCAAAGGCACTCAAAGAGTCGTACACGTACTGGCCTGAAGGTTACATACACGTTCAGACAATTATTAATGATGAATATGTCAACATGATTTAGGAGTGAGACATGATAGGTATTAATACAACATATGTAGTTGAGTTATACGACGATGTTTGGTCGCAGGTATTTACAACGGACGACGTAGACGAGGCGAAGTATTACGTGCAAACAAAGCGGGACAATGGTAAGCGTTATCGAATTGTCAAGCATACAACGGAGGTTTTATGAAGGGTGAATGTAATCTATTTGACGTAGAGATGTTGGTTGACATTACAGTTCAGTTCACAAACGAGGACGGGCTGATCATCTTAGACTCTGTTAAGTGGTACGGTGTTGAGCTGGTCGAGATGATTGGTCAACACGTTTACGATAAAATTGTTGAACATATTGTTGACGAAGAACTGTGAGCTGTGTTTATAATCTATACAGAAGCAGAAAAGTTTAATTTAAAAATATTATCTTATAAGGTATTTAACCTATGAGTATCTCTAAAGAACAGAAAGTAAGTGAGCTTGTTGAGCGACAGCTTGAGACGTTAACGCTCATTGAGGCTATGAACATTGCAGGTAACTTCTTCTCTGACTTGTTAGAATCAATGGACGACGAAGAAGTTGACGAGCTTTACACTGACATGGGGGCAGGCCGTTATGGCATTCACTGAGACACATCAGCCTTGTTCTGATTGCGGTAGCAGTGATGCGTTATCGTACAATGAGGACGGCTCTAGTTATTGTTTTAACTGTAGCAAGTACACGAAAGCCGACAAGGTAGATAACGTCAGAGAGCTAGGATCTATCAGCGATAAGCCTAAGCCGTCATTCACTCAGACAGAACATCGGTTAATCACAGCGGAGTATCGTACGATTACTGACCGTCTCATTACAGGAACGACGGCGAAGAAATACGCAGCACTCAAGCAGGGTGACGTTACAACATTCGGCTACTATAACCCTGACGATCCAACAAAGCCGATAGCTGCCA